GGGCCGCCGCCGGGGCCGCCGCCGGGGACGCCGCCGGGGACGCCGCCTGGGCCGCCGCCTGGGCCGCCGCCTGGGCCGCCGCCGGGGACGCCGCCTGGGACGCCGCCGGGGACGCCGCCGGGGACGCCCTGCAGCCGTCCGTCGACGCGCTACAGGACAGCGCGATCGAGCTCTACACCCGCATGTGCCAGATCGGAGACAACCAGTGAGCACCGACAACAACGCCCAGGTCATCGTCGACGCCGCGCTGCGTGGCGCGAAGCCGCACCCGCTCGACGACGAGGGCCGGCGCGGCGCAGGCAGAGGCCGAGGTAGCTCGCCTCGGCGAGTGATGGACGTTCATCTGACCGACGCCGAATGCCACACCCTCGCCCACGTTGAGACATGGGTTGTCAAGCACAACCTGAACGGCCAGTGGCGGCGTGACCTGACCGTCGAGGCTGCGCAGGCCGTGGAGCGCATCATCGAGGCCCGGCTCGCACCCGTCGAAGCACTGGCCGACGAGTGGGCGACCTGGCCCAACACGCATGACGCGAATGGGCCGCAGGACTACGCGAAGGCTCTCCGTGCCGCGCTTGAGCAGGGAGCCGAGCAGTGAGCGCGGCCGAGACGCTGCGCCAGGCCGCCGCGCTCATCAGGTCCCGGGCCAAGGCCGCGACGCCGGGGCCGTGGCGCTTCACCGACTCCGAGGCCGTCAACGACGTATGGGCCGGCGGCATGGTCGTGGTGAGCGACGACGCTGATCCGATCGCCAACGTCCAGGACGAGTGGTACGAGAACGACCCTGGCGAGCCCGCTCCGGTCAACGACGCCGAGCACATCGCGTCGTGGAATCCGGTGGTCGCGCTCGCCGTGGCTGATCTTCTCGACGCCGTGGCTCTCGTGGCAGACCACTATCCACCGCTCCAGATTCGCCCGGACTCCGCCGCCAGCCGAGCCCTGGTGCTCGCTCGCGCCTACCTCGGGGTGCAGTCGTGACGGCCCCGCACGTAGATGCGCTGACCGCGATCCTCGCCGAGCACGGGGAGGACTACCCGAACGGCTGTGACTGCCAGGGACTTCTCTGCTTCTGCCGCGACGTGCTCGACCACGCCGACCACCACCGCGCCCACGTCGCCCAGGTGCTCGCCGCCTACGTCCGCGAGCAGGTCGCCCAGGCGGCGCTCCCGCAGGACGAACTCAGCGCTGCGTACCACGAACTCGGAACTCATGGCGTGCGGAAGATGCAGGCCGCCGCTTGGGACGAGGGGCACGCCAGGCACGCGCCGATGCTCGATAAGGGCGAGACGCCGTGCTTCTGTGCCAACCCGTACCGCGCCGAGGACGCGTCATGACCGCCCCGCAAGGTCCGCGCCGGCGCCATCAGCGACGCCTCAATCCGGGACCAGCGCCAGGTGACCGTCAGCGGCAGGTTGGCGGGCGTGTGGACGTCCGCGCGTGGCGTGGTCGTGCTCAACGTCGAGGTCGCGGCTGACGACGTGGTGGAGATGGGCGGTGCGTCGTGAGTGCCTATGACGCACTTGAGGACTTCGCCGGCGTACTCCAGTCCTTCCGCCCCGACTACCCCATGGCAGGGCGGAAAGTCCAAGCAGTACGAGCAGGTCGGAAACGCCATCCCGCCACTACTCGCTGCCCACGTCCTCTCCGCCGTGACCGGGCGCCCGATGCCGGAGCGTGCCGCATGAGGAACCCTGACCGCCGTTGCGCCTACGGATGCGGCGCCATCACCCGAGCAGTGGCTGGAATCTGCGCCCGCTGCCTGCCCACCGAGGCCGCAGACACGCGCCCAGCAGCCACAGACGCCCTCACCGGGGGCCGCTGGGTGACCGTGCGGGGCATCCGCCGCTGGCTGTCCGTGGAGGCCGAGACCGCCGCCTACGAGCGCCGACGTGCCCGCGCGCTGCTGGCCGAGCGCTACGACACCTGCGGCTGGTGGACCGCGCCCGAGCACACCGACGACCCGCAGGTCACGTCGCGCCGGCTTGCCGAGGCCATGGCCGAGTACGACGCGGCCGACGGACGGCGGCGGGAGTCGAAGCGGGGTGCGGCGGCATGAGCGACCTCGAAGCCACCCGCGACCACGCCCGCCGCATGGCTGACCCCAATCCGTCCAGCGGCATCGACCGCGGCCCGTGGTGCCGACGCCCCGCCGATCATCAGCGCTGTGCCGAGGTCGCTCCGAGAGGCATCTGCGGGTGCGAGTGCCACGAGTGGAACCAGCCACCCAGCGCCAAGGAGCGCGCGTTGTGGACCCAGATAGCCGACGAGCTAGACGCGTACTTGGCGCCCGAGGACGAAGGCGAGGGCCTGTTTTGACCCAACTCCCCGACGTCCGCGTCCGCCCCACCGACGGCGGCTACCTCGGCCTCTGCTGCACCTGCGGCTGGTCGATCTGGGCCCGCACCCGACCCGCCGTGGACCTGGCGGCACACCAGCACAGAGCCGTGTGCGGCAGAAGGAGGAAGTGAGCATGGCGGTAACCAAGCGCACCCGGTTCGAGGTGCTACGACGCGACAACCACACCTGCCGCTACTGCGGAGCGAGCGCGCCTGATGCGACGCTGACGGTCGACCACGTGACGCCTGTGGCGCTCGGCGGAACTGACGACCCAGGCAACCTTGTGGCCGCCTGCCGCGACTGCAACGCCGGCAAGTCCAGCACGTCACCCGACGCCGCTGTCGTCGCTGACGTGAAGGCGCTCGATCTCAAGTGGTCAGGAGCGCTCAAGCGAGTCGCCAACGCCAGGGCAAGGCAGCGCAAGAAGCGGGCAGCCTACGCCGTGTCGTTCTACGACTACTGGACGAGCTGGACCTACGGGAACGGCAAGTACACCTATGCATTGCCGGTGAGCTGGCAGGCCAGCATTGAGCGCTTCTACGACCTCGGGGTGCCGATGGATGAACTCATCGACTGTGCTCGGATCGCGATCACCAGCGACCGCATCCGGCTCGACGAGGAGTTCCGGTACTTCTGCGGGTGCGTCTGGCGCACCGTCACAGAGATGCAGGAGGCGGCCAAGGAGCTGCTGACGGCCGATGAGGCGACCGACTGATGGCGCGCATCCGACAGCTCAAGCCCGAGGCACGCAAGTCCTACACGCTCGCATCCTGGCCGCGTGAGGTCCGCCTGGCGTGGCTCTATCTGTCCGGTTACCTCGACGACGACGGCCGCGGACTCGACGACGTGCGGCTGATCGTGGCTGAGTGCTTCCCGCTCGACCGCGACGTCACCGACCGCAAGATGGAGTCCTGGCTGGCCACTATGGCCGACAAGCCGCGCCTGCACCCGTGCGACGACCCGGCCCTCTGTCGCTACGAGGTGCAGGGCATGCGCTACCTCCACGCGCCCAAATTCAAGAAGCACCAGAAGGTCAACCGGCCGCAGCCCTCACGCATTCCGCCGTGCCCGATTCACGAACCCGATGGGCTGTTCTGACATGTCTAGTTCACTGAGTAATTCACTGAATCATGCAGTGAATGGCGCACGCATGACTCACTGCCGTATCAGGGGTCAGGGGTCAGGGGTCAGGGGTCAGGGGTCAGGGGTCAGGGGTTTCCTCGTCAAGATCCAAATCCAAGTCACCCTCTGTAACGCGACCGCTCCGGCGCTTGGGCTTGGACCTCGCCGATGAACGAGATCGAGAAGACCCGCATCGCAGCAGCGATCAACCAGCTCCGACCGGACTGGCCCGCAGCCTCGCTCCGCTCGCTGCTCGACCGTCCGACCATCAGCGAACGACCCCGCCGCGACGTCGCCGTAGCCCTCGCCTGGGTCGCCTGCGAGTCCACCAGCGCCACACCTGCTCGGGTGCTCGAATCCGGGCCCTGGTGGCAGGCAGTCGCGGTCGAGGGCGACACCACCGGCCGCCGCGAGCCGTACGACCCGACCATCGCCTGCGACGTCTGCTCCAAGCCGCAGCACCGCCACACCGTCCTCGACGAGCACTCGTACGAGTCCGTCGTCGCAGCCAACCGCCGTCGCGCGAGCCAGCAGCCCAAGACGTCCATCCGAGCCGAGGAGACCGCATGACGACCTGCCGCTTCGTAGCCAGTGACCAGCCCCGGGCGCTCGTAGGCCGCCACGACGACGACTGCGCCGACCGGGACTGCCGCGGCTGCCAGCCCTGCCCTGAGGACCACTGCACCCGCTGCGGCCGCGAGCACGTCCGCCTCGGCCTGGTCTGCCCCGGCTGCATCGGCGATGCCCGCGACGACCTCCGCGCCATCCGCGACCTCTGCGACGCGCTGCCCGCCGAGGTCGAGCACCGCGGCATCGACTCCGAGGCCATGAACCTGCTCGGCCCGGTCGCCGACCCCGAGTCGGTCGGCCACGTCCGCGCGTCCATCAACGTCGGCCGCATCGACGCCGGCTGGCTCGAGACCGCCGACGACGAGCGCCACCCGCTGCTCGTGCTCGGCGGCTGGTGGCAGGCCTACGCCGAAGCGCTCGACCACACCGAGCCCGGCCGCATCACCGTCAGCGATGCCCGCGAGTACCTCGACCGCCACCTGTACGCCGTCGCCCAACTGCCCGATGTGCCGTTCGCCGACCTGGCGCGTGACCTCGCTGGCTGCCGACGCCACCTCGAGCGCGTGCTCCACGACGGCGAGCAGGTCGAGACCGGAGCGCCCTGCATGACCTGCCGCGTGCCGCTGCGACTGGTGCGAGGCGGCCAACGTCCCGCCAGACGCTCAGAATCGGGGCTCTCGCGGACGCGGGGATCACACCCGGGTAGTTACGCCAACGTGATTCCAAACGGCGCTCAGAACGGCGCAGACGACTTCTGGTACTGCCCGAGATGCCGAGAAACCAGCACCGAGGACCAGTACCGGTTCGCCGTGGCTCACCTGCACCGCGAGTCTGCCGAGTGGCTGACGGCACAAGAGATGGAGATCCGCACCGGCGTCAAGCTCGGCACCGTCCGCGTGTGGGCAACCCGTGGCCTGGTCCGCAAGCGTCGAGACAGCGAACGCACCGTGTTCGCTGTGGCTGACGTGACACGCCAGGCCGGGCTGCTGGACCACGTCGCCGGGGCGCTGTAATTTGTTCGCGGAGACCTGCGCCCAACGGCCGGGTCTCTCGTCGTCTCCGGAGGTGACCATGGCCCGCGTCACCATCACCCGCGAGTTCCCCGACGGCGACGTCGTGCAGGTCAGCGTCAAGGCCGCGACGTCCTACCCCGACGCGTTGTCGCAGGCGCGGGTCGAGGCCGAGCATGCGTTCGACCACGCTGTGGCCAAGGCGCTCGAGGACAGCGAGTGAGGGTCTGCGCCGAACCCGGCTGTGGCGCGCTGCAGGACGAGACGCGCTGCCCGGCACACCGCAGCCAGCGCGAGCAGCAGCGTGGCAGTCGTGAGGCGCGTGGCTACGACCACAGCCACCGCAAGCAGCGTGCCGCCATCGTCAGCGCCATGGCTGGCGGCAAGGTCTACACCTGCTGGCGCTGCGGCCGCGTGGTCTTCCCTCACGCGTTCGACCTCGGCCACTGCGACGATGACCGCAGGGTCTGGCATGGAGTCGAGCATCCTGACTGCAACCGTGGCGCACGCGGTGCATGCCCGCATCCGTCGCACTCGAATATCTCAGATGTGAGATAGCCCCCCCCCTGGGGAGGTACCCCGGATCGGCGCCAACGCCCCACCGTGGGCAAGGCGCCTCAGATGTGCGGAGGGTTCAGACCGTCCCTCGCATAGCACCAGACGCATAGCGCAAGGCGTGCGTCGCCCGACTCGGCGCAAGGCCGATGGAGGTGGATCATGGCTCGTGGTGGAGCTCGCAACCGTTCCGGTCCGACCGCTGACCCGAACTCGGGCCGCTCGGACCGCCGCGGATACTCGCTGACGGCGCTCCCGGCCGAGGGATACGACGGCGACGTGCCGGACTTCCCGCTGTCAAAGCGCTCGGTCTACTCCAAGGAGTGGAACGAGGCGGGCAAGCAGGTGCTCGTGTACGACGCGGCCGAGACCGAGCGCGTCGCCGAACGCGAGCAGGACTTCTGGGCGTGGCTGTGGACGACTCCGCAGGCCTGCGCCTGGTCGATGCCCTCGGAGGGCTGGCGGATGCCAGCGATCGCGCTCTACACGCGGACGTTCGTGATCTGCGAGTCCGGCGAGGCGACGGCGGCCGACAAGGGCAGCCTGCACCGCTTCGCCGACCAGATCGGCATGACGACCGCGGGCCTGGCCGAGATGGGCTGGCGCGTCGCGGTCGATGAGACCGCGGAGAAGCGCTCGAGCAAGGCCGAGGAGACCGTTCCGGCGGCGAAGTCGTCCCGTGACCGCATGAAGGTGGTCACGGGAAGTGGGGGCTGACGACCTCAGCCTGGACTTCGACCCGCTGCACACCCTCGGCTTCCTGGTCACTGACTGGATCGAGGCTCACTGCCGGGTCCCGGGTGGCGTGTACGAGGGCGAGCCGCTCACGTTCAACGGCTGGCAGCTCTACTGCACGGTCAACCACTACCGCGTCCACCCCGGCGCGGTCCCCGATCCCCGTCGGCTGCTGGCCCCGTTCGTCTACCGCCGCTCGGTCATCGTCGGCCCGCAGAAGTGCGGGAAGTCGCCATGGGGAGCGGGCATGCTGCTCGCCGAAGCGGTCGGCCCAACGCTGTTCGCCGGATTCGCCAAGGGTGGCGAGGTCTACCGCTGCTCCGACCACGGCTGTGGCTGTGGCTGGGAGTACGCCTACGAGCCCGGTGAGGCGATGGGAGTCCCACGGCGCAAGTCGCTACTGGGGCTGCTGGCCTACGCGGAGTCGCAGACCGCGAACGTGTACGAGCCGCTGCAGACGATGATCCTCTCGGGCCCGCTGCAGGACTTCGTGTTCGTCCGCGAGGGCTTCATCCGCCTCCCGAACCGCGGCAAGATCGTCCCGCTCTCGGCCGCGGCCAGGTCGAAGCTCGGGCAGCCGCTGACCGGCGGCCTGGGTGACGAGTCAGGGCTCTACACCGAGTCGAACAAGGTGCTCGACACCTGGCAGACGATGCGCCGCGGCATCGCGGCGATGCAGGGCCGCACGATCGAGCTGACGAACCCGTGGGACCCGACAGAGAACTCCGCAGCCCAGCAGGCGTTCGCGGCAAAGGCGACCGACATCTTCCGGTACCACCGCGAGCCGCCGAAGAACCTCGACTACGCCAAGAAGCGCGACCGCCGCAAGATCCACCTGTACGTCTACGGCGACTCCCCGTGGGTCGACCCGCCGTCAGCGATCGACCCTGAGGCCGACGAGCTGATGGAGACCGACCCGCCGCAGGCCGAGCGCTTCTTTGGGAACCGCGTGGTGCAGAACCTCGGCTCGTGGATGCGGATCGAGGCGTGGCGCTCCCGTGGCGAGACCCGCACCGTGAAGCCCGGCGAGGCGATCACGGTCGGCTTCGATGGCTCCGACACCGACGACTGGACCGGCTTCCGCTGCGAGACCCGCGATGGCTACCAGTTCACCCCGACGCTGCCCGATGGCCGGCCGATGATCTGGGACCCGGCGAAGTCCGGCGGCCAGGTCCCGCGTGCCGAGGTCCGGGCCGGGATGGCGCACATCATGGCCACCTGGAACGTGGTCCGCGCCTACTGCGACCCGCCGTACTGGGAGTCCGAGATCGACGCGTGGGCCGAGGAGTACGGCGAGAAGCGCGTCATCCGCTGGTACACCCGCCAGGCGGTCAGGATGCACCCGGCAGCCGAGCGGCTGCTGACCGACGTCGTGAAGGCCGACAAGGCTGGTGAGGGCTTCCGGCACGACGGCTGCACTGTCACCCACAACCACATCGCCGCCGTACGACGCAGGTACGCCACCGCTACCCCGACCGCCGTCGCCGCTGGGCTGCGGTACGTGCTCGCGAAGCCCGGCGACGGCCGCAAGATCGACATGGCCATCCCCTCGATCCTCGCCCATGAGGCCGCCGGCGACGTGACCGCCGCCGATGACTGGCCGAAGCCAGCAAACGACCTCATCTTCTTCGCCTAGAGCCCCGTCAGGAGGTGGCCCATGCAGGTTGTGACCACCGACGACGCGCTCAAGGTGATCGGCCGTCTCTACGGGCGCCTGATCCTGCGCCGGGTTCCGATCGAGAAGCGGCTGCGCTACCTCAACGGCGAGCACAGCCTGGCGTTCGTGACCCAGGAGTGGCGCGACGTCCACGCCCAGCGGTTCGCCGGATTCGCCGACAACTGGTGCTCGATCGTCGCGCAGTCCGAGGTTGACCGGCTCCGCATCGACGGCTTCCGTCTCGGCGAGGCCACGAACGTGTCCAGCGCCGACGAGAAGGCGCTGTGGGACGACTGGCAGCGCAACGAGATGACCGCGCAGTCCTCGCAGGGCTTCCTGACCACCGTCGCTGCCTCCCGCTCGGCCGTACTGGTCTGGCCCGACGCCGACAACAACCCGGTGATCTCCTGGGAGCGCCCCGACCAGGTGATCGTCGACTACGACGACCTTGGCCGCGGGCGCCTGTTCGCGCTCAAGGTGTGGACCGTCGACGAGACCGAGTACGCCACGCTCTACACGCCGACCCAGCTGTGGAAGTTCTCGCGTCCCGCCGGCGTCACCGAGGAGATGCGCAAGCGGCTGATGGAGTCCGGCGTCTACGTGCCGCCGACCCTGGGCGCTTCTGGTGGCTGGGACCCGCGTGAGGTGCCCGGCGAGCAGTGGCCGCTGCCGAACCCGTTCGGCGAGGTCCCTGTGGTCGAGGTGCTGAACCGGCCCATGATCGGCATGGAGCCCATCTCGGAGATCGACGGCGTCATGGCGATGCAGGACGCCATCAACGTGGCGTGGTCCTACCTGCTCGCTGCCGCTGACCAGGCGTCGATGACTGCCCGCGCCATCCTCGGCGGCGATCCGCCACAGGTGCCGATCCTGGACAAGGACGGCCAGATCATCGGCAAGAAGCCCGCGAAGGTCGAGGACGTCGCCAAGGGCCGATTCCTGTTCCTGCCGGGAGCCTCGAGCATCGACCAGTGGGATGCTGCGAAGTCGGACTACTTCCTGGACTTCATGCGCGAGGCCAAGGCGCACATCGCCGCCCAGACCCGCACGCCCGGTCACTACCTGCTCACCAACGACGCCATGGCGAACCTCAACGGCGACGCGCTCACCGCGGCCGAGGTCCCGCTGGTCACCAAGTGCCAGGCGTTCCAGACCCACGCCTCCACCGCGGTCAAGGAAGTCGCGGCACTGCAGGCGCTGTGCCGTGGCCGCAAGGACCTTGCGATGGCCGTCCGCTCCACCGACTCCCAGCGCTTCGTGCAGTGGAAGGACCCGGCGATGCACTCGCTCGCCCAGGTCGCCGACGCCGCCACAAAGGACCGCGCCACCGGGATCTCGCTACGGACGGTGCTCGAGACCCGCTACGGCATGACCGACCCGGAGATCGACCGCGAGATGGAGCGCATCAAGGCCGAGCAGTCCGACCCGATCCTCGAGGCCGCGTTGAAGATCGGTGCGAGCAGTGGCGCAGACGCAAGCCCCACCGTCACCGGCTTCTGAGTTCTACGCCGAGCAGCAGCAGCGCAAGCTCGCGACGCTGATCATCCTCGATCGGCTCTGGTCGAGGATGAAGCCCGAGGGCAACTGGTCGGAGCAGTTCGGCCCGCTGTCGGTGCTGATGGGCGCCGTCGTCGGCCAGGCACAGGAGCAGGTCGCCCGCCGAGCCGCGCGGTACGCCGCCGACCTGGCCCAACTCCGCAACATCGACCCACCCGACGAGACGATCAACCCTGCCGGATTCGCCGGCTGGAACGGCGACGGCCGAACCATCGAGGACATGCTGGGCTCGGCCGTGGCGCACTCCGGGCAGGCGTTCAGCGAGGCCAAGGCGCTCGTGGCACCAGAGGACTTCAACGCCTCCGAGGCAGCGAAGGCGGCGCTCGAGGAGGGCCGCAGGTTCATCGCCACCTCGGTCGCAACCGCGATGGCCGACACCGCCCGTGCGGCAGCCTCCGCGTCGCTGACCGCCACACCGCAGGTCATCGGCTACATCCGCATGCTGAACCCGCCGTCGTGCTCGCGCTGCGTGGTGCTGGCCGGGCGGTTCTACAAGTGGAACGCAGGCTTTGCCCGCCACCCCGGTTGCGACTGCGTCCACATCCCCGAGACGGTCGCCAACGCCAGCGGTGGCCTCGCCAACCCTGACGCCTACTTCCACTCCCTCGGCGAGACCCAGCAGAACCGGATTTTCACCAACGCCGGCGCCCAGGCGATCCGCGACGGAGCCGACATCTCAGCCGTCGTCAACGCCCGCTCGGGCATGTCGGTCGCCCAGGACCTCAACGGCCGCAAGGTGTTCGCCACCTCGACCGGCACCACCAAGCGGGGCTGGTTCGGCGGAGGCTATGCGGCCCGCAAGTACGGCGACACCGACTGGTTCAACCAGTTCGCGGTCGCCAAGAGCGGGCAGAAGCACGTCCCGCCGGTCCGGCTGATGCCCGAGTCGATCTACCAGCTCGCCAGCGACCGCACCGAGGCCATTGCGCTCCTCAAGCGCTACGGCTTCTTCCTCTGACCCACCCGACGCGCAAGGCATCGGGATGACTCTCGCAAGGAGAGACCGATGGCCGACGCCACCGACACCACCAGCACGACCGACTCCGCCACTGCCGCCCAGACGTCTGGCGACACCGGCACGAGTACCGCGACGGACGCGACCGCAACGGCCGGTTCCGCCAGCGGAACCCAGCAGACCGACCAGCCCACCGGCCTCGGCGACGCCGGCAAGAGGGCTATCGACGCCATGAAGGCCGAGCGCAACGAGGCCAAGGAGGCGCTCAAGGCGCTCCGCACCGAGTTCGACGCCCTCAAGGCGCAGATCGACGGCAAGGAAGCCGAGCACGCCGCCACGCTCGAGGCCCAGAAGGTCAAGGACGAGGCGCTCGCCCTGGCCAACAAGCGCATCGTGTCCGCCGAGCTCCGCGCGGCCGCCAAGGGCAAGGTCAACGAGGCCGCCCTGGGCGACCTGGCCTTCCACATCGACCCGTCCGACTTCGAGGTTGGCTCGGACGGCAGCGTCGACTCCGACGCGATCGTCTCCGCGATCGACAGCCTCATCAACACCAAGCCCTATCTCGCGGCGCAAGGCCAGCAGGTGGGGAGCGCAGACGCCGGCGCCCGCAACGGGACCGGACCGAAGCAGCTCACGCGCGAGGACATCGCGCAGATGTCCCCCGAGGAGATCGTGGCCGCCAAGAACGACGGCCGACTCAAGCGACTCCTCGGCGGATGACCCCGCTCACGCTCTGACCAAGGAGAACCGCCATGGCTTTCGCCAACTTCATCCCGCAGGTCTGGAACGCCCAGATGCTGCTCGACTTCCGCGCCGCCGCCACCGCGGCCGCGCAGACCAACCGCGAGTACGAGGGCGACGCCCGCGTCGGCAACCAGGTCAAAGTGACCACCGCCGTCGACATCGCGATCAAGGACTACAAGGCCGCCGGTCGCGAGACCACGCCCGACCCGATCGACAACACGCAGATCCTGCTGCCGATCGACCAGGAGAAGTCGTTCGACTTCCAGGTAGACGACATCGACCGCCGTCAGGCCGCCGGCTCGCTGGACGTCTACACCCAGTCCGCGGGCATCTCCATGGCCCTCGACGCCGACTCGTTCATCTTCGCCACGGCCGCGGCCGGCGCCGACTCGGGCAACAAGCTCACCGGCACCGCGCCCACCACGGGTGATGAGGCGTTCGACGTTGTGCGCGACCTGCGCAAGGCGCTCGACAAGGCCAAGGTTCCGCAGGCCTCCCGGTCGCTGTTCATCAACGCCGAGTTCGCCTCCCTGCTCGTGGGAGCCGACTCCAAGCTGACCAGCTTCCAGGTCTCCGGCACCACCGACGGTCTGCGCAACGCGACCATCGGCGGCCTGCTCAACTTCCAGGTCATCCAGTCGGAGAACCTGCCGACCGTCGACGTGCCGTTCGCGATCGCCTGGTACAACCCGTCGGTTGCGTTCGTCTCCCAGATCGTGGAGACCGAGGCCATGCGGTCGCAGAACTCCTTCGCCGACCGCCTCCGCGGCCTGCACGTCTACGGCGCCGAGGTCATCCGCCCCGTCGGCGTCGCGACCTGGTCCGTCGACGCCTGACCGGTCGGGTCGACCGCTTCATCCATCCACGTAGTCAGGGAGGTCCGTCGTGACGCTTGCACCGCTCGCCACCACGGCGGACCTTCCTGCTGTGTGGTCCGGCAGCGACCAGGCTGCTCGCGCGCTGGCTGTCGCCACGGACGCCATCCGTGACGCTGCCGGGGTCCCGATCACGCAGATGACGTCCACGGTCGTCATCGACGGCGACCACGACGTCCTGCTGCGGCTGCCTGGCCCGATCGTGCGCGACTCGGTCACCGACGTCACCATCGACGGCCACCCGACCACCGACTACCGCGTCGTGGCCGAGGGGCTGTGGCGTCGCCACGGCTGGACCCGTCATGGCGAGCCCGCTCCCGTCGAGATGACGTTCACGTTCGGCCTGCCCGTCGTACCGGCCGACGTCGGCGACCTGTGTGTCCAGCTCGCGGTCGCGTGGCTGCAGCACGACGCAGCGGGCGGCGGGTCGAACGCCGGGGTGCAGATGGTCCGCATCGATGACGCGCAGGAGCAGTACACGGCCGAGGGCGCCTCCGCGGTCTCGCCCGTGTTCATCCCTGCCGCCACCCGCCAGTGGCTCCGTGCCCGGTTCAACGCGGGCGCCGCGGTCGTCGTGGGGTCCTACTGATGTACGCCGTCGCCTCTCTCGGGCGCTTCCGCGCGCTGGCCGAGTCGCGGATGACGTCGCGCTGCACGATCCGCCGACGCACCGGCCAGCGGGTCCCGGGTGCGAACGGCATCGAGACGGACAGCTGGACGGTGCTGTACACCGACCTCCCGGTCCGCATCGGCTCGCTGTCGATGTCGGCCGGCACCGCCACCAAGATCGCCGGCCGCAGCCTGGACGGCACCGAGGTCAACCACTCCCGGCACCAGGCCAGTCTCCCGGTCACCACCAGCGACATCGCCGACGGCGACCTGATCGAGATCACCGACGGCGAGAACGCCGGAATGGTGCTCCGCATCACCGAGGCCGACTGGCAGGACCAGGCCACCGCCCGCCGCGTGCCCGTCGAGGCCGTCGAGCGCCCGAGGGGATGGTGAGCATGATCCGCGTAGTCGTCCACGACGAGCTCGACCTGCTCGAGAGCGACCTGCGCGACGCCGCGGCCAAGCTGCAGAACAGCCTCACCCGCGCCGTCGACTCCGCACAGAGGCTCGGCACGCAGATGGCCCGCGCCCACGCCATCGCGGCATCCGGCCGCCACGGCAAGAACTTCTACAAGCGCATCACGGGCGAGATGCTCAGCTCTACGTCCGCCGAGTTCGGCATCACCGCCGACGAGCATGGACAGCCCGTCGGCGCCGGCTTCCGCCACGGGCCGCCGAACCGCGACCTCGTGGCTGCTGGCGACAAGGCCGCCGACGAGCTCCAGATCGGGGTCCGCGGCGCGATCGACGGGGCCTTCTGGTGACCACGCTCGCACAGGAGCCCACCGCGACCGCAATCAAGACCGCGCTCGCCGCTGCGGTCGCCGACATCACGGTCACCGTCAACGGCGTCGACGTGCCGTGCCCGGTGTGGGACTACGACGAGATCCCCGGCGACGCAGAGGGCACCACGCCCGGCGCACTGCCGAAGATCTACGTCGTCGTCGACCTGTCGCGGCGGCTCAACAGCACCACCCGCTTCTCCGGCGCCGTCATGGTCCCGCTGCACCGGCTCGGGACCCGCTACTGCGCCGACACCGTGTCCAACGTCCGCGAGCTCCGGCGACGCATCACCGCCGTCCTCGAGAGCCAGATCATCGCCGACACCACGCCGACCGGAATCGGCCCGTTCGCATTCGAGGCCGAGTCCGAGGCCATCCACCGCGACACCCTCGGCTTCACCGGCGTCGACGACTGGACCTTCTGAGCACTTCCCGCTCCACCGACCCGCACAAGGGAGACATCGTCATGCCCGCTGCCAAGAAGACGGCCGCCAAGCCCACCGCGAAGAAGGCCGCCGCCCGTCCAGCGAAGCCCAAGCAGCCGCAGCCCGACGCGTTCGGCCGTCTGCGGGTCCGCGACGAGGACACCGGCTACGACCGCACCATCGCCGCCCACCGGCTGCACCTGGGCCACTACACCGTGCTCGACGAGCCCGCCTCCACCCCGACCGGCATGCCGCGGCCGGACGACTACCACGAGTCCCTGTCGAGCCCATCCACCGACGGCCAGCAGGCCGAGTCCAAGGAGAACCACAATGGCTGAGCCGCTCCGTCCCGCCGCCGCGAAGGTGTTCGGGCGCTGGAACCAGGTCTTCGTCCCCGCCATCGCCGGATACGCCACCGGTACCGGCCCGACGGTGACCGAGCTGACCGGCGCCTCGTCGCTGGACATGACCAACATCCTGTTCGACGACGCGCCGTTCGACCCGCAGGCCACCACCAACCTCGTCGACCAGAATGCCCGCCTCGGCGACACCGAGACCTACCAGTTCGTCGGCAAGACGGCGTGGGCCGGCGGCTCCCCGAAGTACGCCTACGACCCGCAGGGCGCCGACGGCGACGACGGTGTGAAGGCCTACGAGATGCTCCAGCAGGCCGCCGACGGCACCACCGTCACCGGCTTCATGGTCTCCCGCAAGGCCATCGCCCAGGGCGTCGACTTCGCCGCCGGGCAGTTCGTCGACGTGTACCCGGTCGAGTTCGGGCCCTCCACGCCGACCAACGACGGCACCGCCGAGGCGATGGAGGCCGGCCAGTCGGTGTCCATCGCGATCACCGGCAAGCCGCTGCCCCGCGCCGCGATCGTCGCCGGGTCCTGACCAAGCGCCGGGGCGGGCGGGTTCGACAGTCGCCCGCCCCGGTCCGCCAGTCCTGTCGAGCCCCCTGTCGAACCTGTCGAGTGAGGCAAGCCCGTGAAGAAGAAGATCAACATCTACGCCGACGACGACCTCGAGCAACTCGTCGCGCTACGGCAGAACGTCGAGATCGCCGAGCGCACCTTGCTCGAGGCGAAGGCTCAGGCGAGTCGACTCGGCGACACGGCCGCAGTCGAGAGCGAGGCCGTCGAGGCCGCGCGTGCCGCCTATGACGCGTTCGTCGACGAGGCCGCCGAGCGGGCCGAGGAGTGGGTGCTGTCCAACATCGGGCACACCGAGTTCCGCGAGCTCGTCAAGGCGCACCCGCCGCGCAAGATCGACGACCCCGACCACGACGGCGAGGGCGACCCGAAGCAGGTCACGCACCCCGACGACGTCCTGTTCGGCATCAACACCGAGGACTTCGGCCGCCCACTGCTGGCCTACGTCGACCCCGAGGACGACGAGATCCGCACCATCGTCTCCCCGACCGACCAGGTCGCCAAGCGGCTCAAGCGGCTCTCGGCCGGGCAGTTCGACACCCTGTGGACGACCGCGTTCGGCCTGAACACGGGCGGTGTGGTCGACCCAAAATCGCTTCGCTACTCGACCGCGCCGACGTCGAGCGCGACCTAGAGGTCGCTCAGTCGCTCGGCCTGAGCCTGGCCCAGTTCGACCGGCTCCCCGAGACCGAGCGCAACCTGTGGCTGGTCCGCTGGAAGCGCGACAAGACCACCTGCCCCGAGTGTGGCCGTCCGGTCGAGGAATGCTCCGACCCTGAGCGCGTCTGGTACCCGGCCCGGCGCATCTGCTACGTCTCGATGGAGATCGTCGCAGCCCGCGCCGCCTATGAGCGTCTGCATGAGGAGATGCCGTTCCACGACGGCACCTTCACCCGCTGGGGCAAGACCCGCTCGGCGTCCTTCCCCTACGGCCACTCCGACGGCGTCGAGGTCGGCGTCGCCGACGAAGACCTGGCGCCGTGGGACGAGTTCACCACGAAGGTCGCCGCGTCACCCATCGCGCATGAGGGCGAACCCGGCCAGGGCCAGGTTCGCGAGGGCGAATAGACCGCCCAGGATCAGCATCCACTGGCCCAACGCATTTCCGAGAGACGAGTTGGCCCCACCGGTCATCACCTGCAGCAGGCCTACGAGTGCGACGACCGCACCGATCAACACCGCGCCGAAGCGTGCCTTCGCGGTCATCGGCGGCGCGTCGGCATGCCGTCGCCCGTAGCCGTTGATCGCGGCTGTCCCTCCGGCGACGACGAGTGCGACCCCGAGGACGCAACAGGCGACCACTACCGCCTCCGCGACCCCCGCCATGGCCGCTACGGCGATCACGACAAGAACGAACGCCGGCAGGCCTGCCAGCACCAACACCTTCCTCACTCCGTGAGCGTAACCCCGTCAGGAGGTCCCCGTGGCCGTTCGCCGTGAGTCCGTTCTCCTCGAGGTCGAGGGCACGTTCGCCGAGCAGATCCTGGCCGATGCTGCCGCGGTCGAGTTCCTCAAGTCCAAGCTGAACGACCTCAACGGCACCACGGCCGGGTCGGCATCGTCCACCCGAGACCTCGACCAGGCCACCAAGGACGCCACGAAGGACACCGACAGCCTCGGCAAGTCCGTCGACGGGCTCGGCTCCTCGACCCAGAAGACGACCCAGCGAACCAAGGAGCTCTCGCTTGAGCAGGCCATCGCCGAGGAGCGCTCCCGACGCCTGCAGGCTGCCATCAGGCAGCAGGCCAAGGCCGCTTTGGACGCCGAGCAGGGCGACAAGCGGCTCAGCACCAGCCTAGGCAACCTGAGCAACGACACGAAGAAGGCCGAGAACGCCTCGGGTCTCCTGATGGCGTCGCTCGGTGCTCTCTCGCCCATCATCAGCCCGATCGCCGCGGTCAGCACCGCCGCCATCGGTGGCCTGGCGAACGACATGGGCATGGCTGCTCTCGCCGGCGGCTCGCTGGTGCTCGCCTTCCATGGCGTCGGGACCGCGCTCCAGGCTGTCGACAAGGCCGCAGTCGCTCCGACCACAGCGAACCTCGCTGCCGCGCAGCAGGCCATGGACCAGCTCGCGCCGTCGGCCCAGAAGTTCGTCGAGCAGCTCCACTCGATGATGCCGCTGCTGTCCCAGATCCAGTCGTCCTCGCAGGCCGCGTGGTTCCCCGGGCTGACGAAGGCGATCCATGACCTCGAGCCCCTCGCCCCGGTCTTGGAGCGCATCTTCACCGATGTCGGGTCCATGGGCGGTCATCTTGCCCAGGAGGGCGCGGCAGCCCTGGCTGGCCCGCACTTCGCCGACTTCTTCAACTTCATCGACACCGAGGCCCCGAAGGCGATGGCCGCCATGGGCAAGGTCGTCGGGTCGCTGGCCGACGGGCTGTCCCAGCTCTGGATGGCTTTCGCGCCGCTGAACCAGGGCTTCAACGACTGGCTGGTCAACGTTGCGAAGTCGTTCGACTCCTGGAGCATAGGGTTGGTCGGCACGCAGGGCTTCCACGACTTCATCGCCTACGTGCAGCAGAACGGCCCGATGGTCACGCACGCTGTGGATGCGATCGCCAACGCGATTCTCCGGATCGGCAAGGCTGCGGCTCCGCTCGGCGGGCCAACGCTGCAGGCCCTGACCGACATCGCGGACATCATCGCCAAGATCGCAGAGTCGCCGCTCGGCACGCCGATCATGCTGATGATCCAGCTCGCCAGCGTCGCCAAGCTCGTCTCGGCCGCGGTCGACAAGATCGGCGTCTCCTTCAAGGAGATGGGCGCCACCTCTGTCGTCGCCAGCGGGGAAGCCGAGGCCGCGACGGAAGGAATCGGCGCCAAGGCGAAGGTAGTCGGTCCCATGATCGCCGCGCTCGCGCTGCAGGTAGGCGCAGGAATGTCCGGTACTGCGAACTCGCAGAACGACTTCAATACCGCATCGGCGAGCCAGAACCTTCCACAGATGAAGGCCGCTCTTGCCGACATGGAGCAGCACCTGCAGATCTGGAACCAGATCCGAGGCACGTCACTCAGCGGCCTCGGCGATCTGTTCTCGCATCCGCTCGACGCCCTGAACGACACCGGCTCGGATCTGTTCGGCGAGGGCAGCAAGGGACTCGCGGCCAAGATCGCCGCCGCAAAGGTGCAGATCAAGCAGCTCGAGGGCGCGACGGGCGGCGCCGCGACCAGCATGAAGTCGCTGCGGGCCGCGAACCAGCAGACGGCCGACTCCTTCGTGAACCTCGCGCAGGACATGCAGAAGCCGACGACGTCGTTCGACAAGCTCCTGAGCCGCTGGCAGCAGCAGGCCGCAGCCGAGGCACAGCTGGGGCACAACTACGCGAAGGCGCTCCAGGAGGGCGCCGACCCGGCGGCGCTGGCCCAGATCAAGGACCAGCTCGGCACCGGCGCGGGCCTCGCGATCAAGCAGCTCGCCGACGGCGGGACGACCGCGATCCAGCGGCTCAACAAGACGTTCGAGCAGGCCCAGAAGGACGCGCAGGTCTACAACAACTCGCTGAACGACCTGTCGCGCCAGGGCACGACGTCGATGCAGGACCTCGCGAAGGCCACGGGCATGTCGGCCGGCGACTCCTCGCGCGCCATCGACGGCATCAGCGCGGCCTGGCACGCCCTGCCGACCAAGGTGCAGACCAAGGTCGGGCAGGAGGGCATCCCGCAGACCACGTCGCAGGTCGACGCGCTGGTGAAGTCGCTCGACCTGACCACCAACGAGCGCAAGGCGCTGGTCTATCTGATCGACCACGCGTCGCCAGGCCTCAAGAGCATCCACGCGCTGCTGGCGAGCATCCAGTCGAAGACCGTGACCGTCACCTCGAACATCGTCCGGAACATGGTCACGGGCGGTCACGTGCCCGGCTCGTCCGGGAAGACGCCGATCCAGCACCTTCCCGGCGGCGGCTCGATGCCTGGTATGAGCGCAGACGGTGGCACGGTCCCGCGCACGGGCATGCCCTACGCCGACCGCCACCCGTACCTCCTCGCGGACGGCGAGGAGGTCATCTCCAACCGCTACGGCCAGGCCGACCGTCACCGCTCGCTACTCAAGGCCATCAATGCGGGCCATCTCGCCAACGGTGGCACTGCCGGGGCCGCTCACCACCACCACGGCCCGTGGGCGACGTATCAGCAGCTGCACCTGTGGTCCGAGCTCGGGCTGTCGGTCAAAACGCTGAACGAGCACCTCAAGGACGCCACGAAGACGCTCGACAAGGAGAAGCAGGCCCGCTCGACGCTGGTCTCCAAGATGCAGCAGCTCTCCTCGAGCGTGCAGTCCGGCTTGAAGACGGACCTGTTCTCCACCGCCGCGAACGTGTGGTCCTCGCAGTACGGCAGCACCAGCTACGGCGGCGTGATGTCAACCCTGCGCGGCGACATCACCCATGGCGACCAGATGAAGGCCGCCATCGCCAAGCTGCGCAAGAAGGGCGTGGACGGCGACGCTCTGGCCGAGATCCTCTCCCAGGGCGGTCTCGCGGGCGCGCAGGAGTTCGCCGGGCTGTCCCGCAAGAATCTCGCCTCCTATGAGCGGCTCTACAACACGCGTGGCCGGATCACGACCACTGTCGGGTCGGCTGCCGCCAGCGCTTCCTACGGGGCGCAGAAGTCCGAGGAGTCCAAGCAGATCGAGAAGCTCACCGGCGTCGTGAAGCGCATGGAGGCGCAGATCAAGAAGGACAACAAGGCCGCCGCGCACGCGAAGGCAGCAGCCGCGAAGGCGCACCAGCGCGGCGTCTCGTCGGCCGGTCGCAAGAACGCCGCGAAGGGGCTCCGCTGATGGCACGTCCGATCCTGCAGGACGACCTGGTGGTGTGGGGCGACCTGCAGCTCCACGGCCCGGCCGACCCGGACGTGGACTATGACATCGCCGCGTACTCGGCCGGGTCGAACTTCGGCAATCCGGTCAGCATCGTGGACACGCTGCAGTCGCTGGCGATCGACGGCGTGCTCGCGGCCCGCACCGGGTGGGATGCGCGGACGATCGTGCTGCAGCTGTACGTCGACGCCAATGACGGCGAGACCCATGCCGAGGTCGAGGCGGCGTTGACGTCGCAGTGCCTGCCGGACCGTCCGCCGCCGATCGTGTGGACGCCGCCGCTGGCTAACTCTGCCCCGGCGGTGTTCGACGTGCTGGTGGCCGAGCTTGAGCGCGACACCTCGGACGGCTGGGACTCCGACGAGGTCCTGCAGGGGCGGCGCGTGTTCACGTTGACGTTGACGTGTCTGCCGTTCGCGCGGACGGCGGACACGGAGGTCGTTCCGGCGATCGCGCCGCCGCCGGATCCGGGTGCTGCGGCTGTGGTGACGGTGCTCGACGACTGCAGCTCGGTCACGCACTGGACCATCCAGGCCAGCTCCGACTTCATCCACGCTTCCGGACCGACTGTCGAAGGCACGCCGGCATTCCTGACCGCCGAGGCTGGCACCATCACCGCCGGCACCCAGTACCTGCGGATGGTCCGCACCGCGGCACTCACGATGCCGAGTGGGCAGCCTTACCTTGTCGTCGACATCAGCACGCTCGAGGCCAACGGCTCCGGCAAGCTCGTCACGATCCCGGGCACCTACGTCATCAGTGCCGACAACGGAACAGGCCCGACCCTGCAGCCCCTGCTGGTCCAGCCCGGCGTCGGCATCGGCGGCTCGGACCGGGTGTTCTTTCAGCCGCCAGCGTCGTTCTCCTCGCTGCGGATCCGCAAGGACTACCTCGACTCCTGGTCCGCGTCCAAGTCGGCTGGCTACTCCATCGCCCTCGAGGTGCATCGGGTCGCGTCGACCGACACGCTTGGTGACACCACGACGTCGACCACTCGGCAGGGCGCACGCCAGGCCACGATCGTCGGGTCGATGCCGACCCGCGCCACGATCCGGCTCTACCACTCCGCGACCTCCTCGTCCCTGGGCCGCAACCTGCTGATCTTCACCTCCGCGAACACCGACTGGACGCCCCCGCTGCGCTGCTGGCGCACGAGTAGCGACGCCGTCACCGCCGACACCTCCCGTGTCTCCGGCGGCACCAACCCGCTGGCCGGGCCAATGAAGTTCCTCATCCCGGCGTCGCTCCTCGCCTCGGGCACCTACTCACTGATGGCGTCCCTGCATGTCACCTCGGCAGCCACCATCGCCTGGCAGGCCCGGCTCGTCGCCGCCGACGGCTCCGACACCATCGGCTCGAGCCAGATCCTGTCCGGCACCACCAGCCTGGCCGCGTCCAGCATCTACACCGTCTACAACCTCGCCGACCGGCTCCAACTGCCACCGATCGAGGTCGAGACCGACGACTACGCCGTCGAGATCACCCTGCAGGCCACGGCCGGTGCGGCGACGATCGACGAGGGCTGGCTGTTCGGGCTCGACAACGGGGCGCTGACCTGGATCAGCAACCTGAGCAACGACCCGATCGCATGGGTCGAGGTCCGCTCCCCCGACCTCGGCGCGGCCCGCCCCAGCGTGTTCGGCGGCTCCGGGAATGTCGACGAGCAGTCGATGTGCCTGGACTGGGCGTGCGAGTCGTTCGGGTCGCATCGCTTCGAGCCCGGCCCGCTGCTGGTGTTCACGATGACGATGGGGTCGCTGATCGCGCAGTGCGAGCTCGAGTACTTCCCCCGCTTCCACTCCCATCCGGCCGCCTCCGCGCTGTCCGAGGACGACAGCACCGAGGCGGGCTGAGGCATGGCGCTGTCGTACGGCTACCAGCTGTGGCGCCGCCGGCCCGTCACCCGCCCCGAGGTGTACGTCGCCGGACTGCCACTGTCCTCGGTCGCGCCACTTGGGGCGTGGGGGTCGCTGCACACCAAGACCATCCAGACTGGCGACGACGAGGCCACCTGGTCCTTCCTCAACCCCACCGGGAAGCTGCTCCCGCGCCATCCCGCGCTGGTGTACGGCGCACCTGTCGCCGTCCGCCTCGGCCCGGTCCCGATCTGGGTCGGTGCCCTGTCGGAGCCGAACTGGGACTCCGGCGACTTCACCGCCGTCGGCGCACCCCACGAGGCCGAGGGCGCCCTGTGCCTGACCTCCTCGGGACAGACCACCAGCGCCCCGAACGTCGCCGTCGACGCCGCCATCGCCCGCGGCGCGGTCGGATGGACCAGGCGTGACGACTTCGGGTCCACCGCCCTCGCCCAGGCCGACGACGGCTCGACTACCCTGACCTACCTCGACCAGCTCCTCGACGCGTGGGCCACCGAGAACAACTCCGGCTGGGCCATCAACCAGCACCGCCAACTCATCATCACCGGCCCACCGGCCGCGAAGACCATGCCGGACTGGTTCATCACCCCCGGCACCGGCGACCTCGGGCAGGCCGCCGACAACCGTGTCGACCGCGTCTTCGTCCGCTACGTCTCCACCGCGTCCGGCAACCCGCTCGCCACCGCGTCCTACCCCGCGACGACACCGGAGGGCGGCAAGGAACGCGGCGTGAACATCACCTCCCGCGGCGCGATCACCGCCGCCCGTGCCACCGCGATCGCCCAAGGCCTGTGGGGCAAGCTCGCCGGCGAGTCCGGCTGGACCAACGGCCTCACGCTGGACCGCACCCAGGTCGCCACCCCCGGCGGGCTCCCGGCCACGCTCGGGCTGATGCGGGGCATGGACACCATGCGGCTCCTCGGCGTCTCCGACCCCCGCGGCCTCGGGCACCACCTCGACGTCGTGATCGGCGACACCGACATGGACTGGGACGCCGACTCCCTGCAGGCCAACCCCACCGGGCTGGTGTCGCGGTCCCTGGAGGACGTGCTCACCCAGGACTTCCCGAACTCCGGCTACATCGCCCTGTAGATCGCCCAATAGGAGGCTCTCGTGGCTGCCACCCAGTACCAGCTCAACCCGGCCCCGATCGCCCGCCGCGGCGCCGCCTGGCACTGGGAGGTCCACTTCACCGACACCGCCACCGGCAAGGCGTTCGACTTCACCGCCCACCCCGGCCTGACCTTCACCACCACCCTGACCAACCGGTCCGGGGCCGTGCTCGCCACCCTGTCCTCCAACCCAGGCGCCGGCGCCGACGGCACCATCTCCGGCGACGCCTACGGCGTCCTGTCCTGGGACCTGCCGATCGCCGTGGTCAACAGGCTGCCGATCACCAAGGGCTACACCGGCGGCACCGACCCGAGGGTCTCGGTGTGGCGCAACCGCGGCCTGATCGTGCTTGACCTGGTCTGCAGCGACGGCGTCAACACCTGGCAGTTCTTCGACGACACGTTGGTCGTCGCCGCCAACACCCACCCGAAGAGCTGAGGAGCACACCGCGATGGCCAAGCCCCCGCTGACCCCGTCCGGGATGGTCGTCGGCCGCCCCGGACCCCGCGGCCCCGCAGGACCCGCAGGACTGCCCGGCGCACCCGGGCAGCTCCCCATCCAGTGGGCCTACCCCGAAGCCCACGGCGCCACCGGCAACGGCACCGCCAACGACTACACCGCCCTGAACGACGCCATGACCGCGCTCGCTTCTGCGGGCGGCGGCATCCTGTGGCTCTCGGGCACCTACGGCTGGAAGGGCGTCCTCAGCATCCCCGACGGCGTCGCACTCGTCGGCTGCGCAGGCAACGGCGCCGGCCGCGGCCGTCTCGTCGCCCTCGACGCCACCTCCCGGCTCCAGTCCGGGTCTTGGACCGACAACCACAACCACCCCGCCGCGCTCGCGAACATCACCGTCGACGGCAACGGCCACGGCGACCCCACTGGCCTGGTGTGGGTCGAGTCCATCACCACCACCTACACCGCCATCCAGATCAAGAACGCCGCCGGCAAGGGCGTCGTCATCAACGGCGGCCAGAACAACACCTTCATCTCCTGTGACACCCTCGGCTGCGGCGACGACGCCCTCACCATGACCTTCGGCGCCGGCGGCAACCTTTTCGAGCGCTGCGAGACCTGGGGCACCCCCTCCCACGCGTTGAAGGTCACCGAGGCCGGTGCCGGGGTCTACCCCTATGCCCCCACCCACAACGTGTTCCGGCACTGCATCTTCGAGACCGCCGTCAACGGTGTCTCCCTGGTCGACGTCGAGGCTGCGTCGCTGCTGAAGTTCGACGACTGCGCGTTCTCCCAGAACGGCACCGCGACCCTGTCCTCGGGCTACGTGTTCCGGGTCCTGAACAACCCCGCGTTCCCCGGTGTGGCGACCATGGTCGAGCTCGTCGACCCGTTCTTCTACGGCGGCGCTGCCGGGCACCAGGTCGACGGCATCTACATCCAGGGCA